GAAGATACGGTTTCATCTGGAGCAGGAACTTATAAGTTTGCTTCTAGAACTGCAGGTACATTAGGAAATAGTCTTGGTGTTTCTGTTATTGACAGAGGTGCAGATCAACTATTAACGGTAACTGGAACTAGTTTGTCCTTTACTGTTGGAGATACTATTGAAGATCTTTTAGTGTTGGGTGTGGGCACCACCACTGGATTTGCTGATGGAAATTCTCTGTATGTCGGAACTCAGCAAATTGGTACAATTTCTAGTATTGATGAAGCAAGATCAGAACTGAGAGTATTCAGCAATGGTCAAACAGTTTCTGTTGGAGATGATCTCTCAACAGCATCTGGTGGAGCAGTTGTTGCAAGTGTCACTGCATCAACTCCAGTTTCTATGCAAGTATATTCTTGGGATGCTGCTAATAGCGTTCTTGGAGTTATCTCCAACGTATATCCTGCACTACCAGTTATTGCTGGTGACGAATTTGTTGATGCTACGACTAATACTGCAACGGTTTCCGCTGCTAATGACTGGTATGATTCTCAGGACGTATACACTGGACAAAAGTGGTACTCTATTGCTGGAAAACCAGGAACCTCACAATACGCTGCAGATAAGTATGCACGTTATGATGAGATGCACGTCGTTGTTTATGATAGAGACGGAAAAATTTCAGGAACACCTGGATCAATTTTAGAAACTTTCCTGAATGTTTCTAAGATCTCTGGAGCAAAAACTCCACAAGGAGAAAACAACTATTATGTAGATGCAATCAAGGCAAACTCTGATTACATTTACGCTAAGTCAACTACCTACACTGTAGTTGATTACTCTGCTGGAACTGGAAACGCAGATACAAATGGTGAGATCGGTTCTACCGATGAAGGAACATCTTCAGCAACTCTATCATATGATTTGATTGGAGCACAAGCATTTACTTTTGCTGGTGGTGCTGATGATCAATCACCTTCAGTTGGTGAAGTTCTGACAGCATATAATGAGTTTGAAGATACTGAAGAAATTGATATTGATTTTGTTATCCAAGGTCCAGCAGGAGGAAGCTTCCAAGATGCAGTCACCAAGGCAAAGGCTTTGATTGCACTTGTTGATGCTAGAAAAGATTGTATGGCATTTATCTCACCATACAGATCCGCAGTGGTAGGTATTTCAAATGCTACTACTCAATTAAATAATATTACATCATTCTTCAATCAGTTAGGAAGTTCTTCTTATACTGTATTTGATAGTGGTTACAAGTACATGTATGATCGCTTCAACGATGTATATCGTTACGTTCCTCTGAACGCAGACCTTGCTGGTCTGATGGTCAATACATCCAACGTTGCAGATCCTTGGTTCTCACCTGCTGGTCTGAACAGAGGAAATGTACGCAATGCTGTCAAACTTGCATTCAATCCTAAGAAGTCTCAAAGAGACACACTATATACTTCTAGAATCAACCCAGTTGCTTCTTTCCCTGGTGAAGGAACAGTTCTCTTTGGAGATAAGACTGCACTTTCAGTCAAGAGTGCATTTGATAGAATCAACGTTCGTAAATTGTTCTTGGTTGTTGAAAAGGCAATCGCAAGAGCAGCAAGAGCGCAACTCTTTGAATTCAACGACGTTGTAACTAGAACACTGTTTACTCAAATCGTGGATCCTTATCTCCGCGATGTTCAATCCAGAAGAGGAATCACTGATTATCTGGTTGTTTGTGATGAGTCAAATAACCCAGCATCGGTTGTTGACTCTAATGAATTTAGAGCAGATATCTATATCAAACCAGCACGTTCTATCAACTTTATTACTCTGACATTTGTTGCAACTAGAACGGGAGTTAGCTTCGATGAAGTTATCGCACTGAACCGAGGCGCTTGATAGTAATTCTCATAAATCATTCTAATTAACATCGGAGAAAAACAATGGCAGAAGTTACAAGAGGCGCGGCTAACGTCAATATCAATAAATTCAAAGAAAGATTGAGAGGTGGTGGCGCCAGACCAAACCTGTTTGAGGTTGTCCTAGATCTTCCTCAAGGTGTGGGCATTCAGTCCGCAGCAGAAGTTCAAAGAAGTGCAAGATTCCTTGTAAAGGCAGCAGCACTTCCTGCTTCTAACCTTGGTGTTGTTGAAGTTCCTTTTAGAGGTCGTCAGCTCAAAGTTGCTGGTGATAGAACCTTTGATACTTGGACTGTTACCGTCATCAATGATACGGACTTCAGAATTCGTTCCGCAATGGAGGCATGGTCCAACTCAATCAACAACAACTACACCAACATCGGTGTACAGGATCCAGCATCATATCAAAGTGATGCATTTGTTTATCAACTTGATAGACAAGAAAGAATCCTGAGAGGTTATAAGTTCTTTGGAATTTTCCCAACAAACGTTTCACAAATTGATCTTGCATTTGACACCAACGATACAATCGAAGAATTCACAGTTGAATTCCAGGTTCAGTGGTGGCAAGCAGAGAAGGGTGAACTTGGTGGAGAATCCGTTGGTGGTGCTAATTTCTGATCCTAAATAATAGGAGCAGAACTAGTTAAACCTTTTTGAGATGCCTGAACTATTTGGATATTCAATCAGGAGGGGGGACGGAGATAAGTCTAAAAAGATTTCTCCCGTTCCTCCTAATGAAGATGACGGCGTAGTATCTATAGCTGCTGGAGGGCACTATGGGTACTACGTCGATTTAGATGGCGGTGGAAAAAATGAGCATGAATTGCTCAGAAGATATCGTGAAATGGCATTACATCCTGAGGTAGATGGTGCTATTGAAGATATTGTTAACGAAGCAATCGTAAGTGATCTGTACGATAGTCCCGTACAGATTGAACTATCAAATCTTGATGCAAGTAATTCCGTCAAGAAACTTATCAGAGAAGAGTTTGAGCATATCAAGAAACTCCTCAACTTTGATAAAAAATGCCATGAAATGTTCCGTCGTTGGTATATTGACGGGAGAGTGTATTACCACAAAATTATCGATTTTGATGACCCCCAAAAGGGTATTACCGAAGTTAGATATATTGATCCACAGAAAATCAAACTGGTCAAAGAAGTATCTAAGAAAAAAGATCCTCTAGCAGCAACAGATGATATTGCAGCAAAATATGATTATGGCGCTACCATAGAGTATTTTATCTACAATAACAAGGGCATTAAAACCCAAACAAATTCATTTTCTACAACACCAAATCAGGGTGGTATCAAGATTGCAAAAGATGCAATCACATATATTCACTCTGGATTGCTAGATGCAAACAAGGGATCAATTCTTTCCTATCTGCATAAGGCAATCAAGGCAGTCAATCAACTAAGAATGATTGAAGATAGTCTTGTTATTTACAGACTATCACGCGCACCAGAGCGTAGAATTTTCTATATTGATGTTGGCAATCTGCCTAAGGTCAAGGCAGAACAATATCTGCGTGATGTCATGTCTCGCTATAGAAACAAACTAGTGTACGATTCTAACACTGGTGAGATTCGCGACGACAAAAAGCATATGTCTATGCTGGAAGATTTCTGGTTACCACGTAGAGAAGGTGGTCGTGGAACTGAAATCACAACCCTACCAGGTGGTCAGAATCTTGGTGAACTTTCCGATGTTCAATATTTCCAAAAGAAACTTTATCAAGCATTGAACGTTCCCACTTCCAGATTAGAAGCTGATGGTGGATTTAATCTTGGTCGTTCCTCAGAAATTCTGAGAGATGAGATCAAGTTTACTAAGTTCGTAGGAAGACTTCGCAAAAAATTTAGCGAAATCTTTATTGATATGCTCAAAACTCAACTTATTCTGAAAGGCATTACAAGCCCAGAAGAGTGGGAGGATATGAAGGAGTATATCCAATTTGATTATCTATATGATAATCACTTTGCAGAACTGAAAGAAGCGGAAATTCTTCAAGAAAGAATTAATCTTGCCGCTGCTGCTGATCCATATGTTGGTAAGTATTTCTCAGTTGAATATATTCGCTCTAAAGTTCTTCGTCAAACTGACTCAGAAATGGTAGAGATGGATAAGCAAATTGAAAAAGAGAAAGAAGCAGGAATCATTCCACCTTCTGAAGAAGAGATGATGGCAATGCAAGGTGGTGAAGATCCAGCATTAGGAGATGTTCCACAAGATCCAGACATCAATGCTTCCGCAGTAGAACCACCTGAGGGTCAGGGTCTTATCTGATAAATATAAATAATACTGAATTATCATTATTACAATGGATGAATTAATGAATGCCATTTACGATGAGAATCGTGCCAAGGCAGTTGATCATATTAAATCAATGATGTCTGACAAAGCATTCGACCAAATCGATGCACAGAGAGAAACTATCGCTAAACAAGTTTTTGGTGCTGTAGTTGGTGCTGATGCGGAAGAAGAGGTTGAAGTAGAGTCGGACGATTCTGATGATGAAGAAAACACCGAGGAACTAGACCAACCCGAAGAGGAACAAACTGATGAAACTGATAACGGAGACTATTGAAGAGGTAGAGGTTATTACGGAAGAGAGTGAGGGTGGAAAGAAATCACACTATATTCAGGGTGTGTTTCTCCAGTCTGACATCAAGAACCGTAATGGTCGCATGTATCCCTTCGATACCTTACATAAAGAAGTAAAAAATTATAACGAAAAGTATATCAATACTAATCGTGCTCTTGGAGAACTTGGTCATCCTGATGGACCTACGGTAAATCTAGATCGCGTTTCACATAAGATTGTAAGTCTTGTTCCTGAAGGCAAAAATTTTATGGGAAGGGCAAAACTCCTTGAGACTCCTATGGGCAATATTGCCAAGAACCTTCTCAATGAAGGGGTAAAATTAGGAGTTTCTTCTAGAGGCATGGGTACTCTAAGAAGAGAAAATGGTTATTCAGTTGTTGGTGAGGATTTTATGCTCGCCACTGCAGCAGATATCGTTGCTGATCCTTCCGCTCCCGATGCTTTCGTTGAAGGTATTATGGAAGGAAAAGAATGGGTCTGGGAAAATGGCATTCTCAAAGAGTGTCAGATTCAAGAAATCAAAAACGAGATTGATCACGCAACACTTATCAATCTACAAGAGCGGAAAGTTGCCGCGTTTGAAAAGTTTTTGAAAACATTATAATTTATAAATAAGTATAGAAATACATCTTTGCCAATTTAAGGAGTCTTTCAAAAATGTCTGAACAGGTTATTGACAATCTACAGGAAATGGAATCACCTAAACAAGTAAAGGACAAGGTTAATGCTTCCGCAAAACCTGCCGAGTCCATGCAAAAAATGGCTGATCCTGGTACACAACTAGGTGCGGTCCAAGATCTTGGTGGTCCCACTCCTCAAAACTACAAGTCTACTGATGACTCTTCCAAGTTGAAGAGTGCTGGTGGATCACAATCCAAGACTGCCGTTAACGCCAAGGCAGGTAAAGCAGAAGGTATGCCAACTGCTAACAAGAAAGGAATGTCATACGAGGAAGTTGATTTCTCTGATGATGTTGACGCACTTGTTGGTTCTGAAGAACTCTCAGAAGATTTCAGAAATAAAGCAAAGGTTATCTTTGAAGCAGCACTTACTTCAAAAGTTCGTGCAATTCAAGAAGAACTAGAAGAGCATTATGCTGCTAAGTTTGAAGAAGAGCTAGCAGAAGCAAAAGCAGAACTAGCAGAAAAAGTTGACGCCACCCTACAGTATGCTGTAGAAGAGTGGGCAGAAGAAAACGCACTGGCTATCGAGTCAGGTATCAAGTCTGAAGTCGCTGAGTCCTTCATGGAAGGTCTCAAGGGACTTTTTGAAGAACATTATGTAACCATCCCTGAAGATAAATATGATGCATTTGATATTATGGTAGAAAAACTTGATGAGATGGAAGGAAAACTCAACGAGCAAATCGACAAGAATATCACCCTGAATAATAGACTGGGAGATCTTGTTGCAGAGTCTATCGTCAATGACGTAGCTCGCGGACTTACCGAAACGCAGAAAGATAAACTCTTTGGTCTTGCAGAAGGTGTTGAGTTTGATAGTGAAGAAACCTACCGTGGAAAGATTGAATCGTTGAAGGAGTCATACTTCAGATCTGAAGTACCTGAGGTTCAGTCAGAGGAACAAGAAATGATCTCGGAGGAAGTTGAAGTATCTACGCAGATGGACCGTTACCTTCGCGCAGTTTCACGTTTCCAGAAATAATTATTACTAAATAATTTTTAGTTCAATCCCTTACAACATCTACAAGACTAGGAGAAAAACCAATGTTCATGTCAGAACAGCTGCAAGAGAAGTGGTCACCACTCCTCAAGCATGAAGAACTACCAGAAATCAAAGATTCTCACAGACGTGCAGTTACTGCCGTTCTTCTTGAGAACCAAGAGAAATTCCTCCGTGAGCAGCAAATGCTTACCGAGGCACCTACTAACGTAACTGACCCTTCAGGTTCAGTCAGAACTTTTGATCCCGTTCTGATCTCCCTGATCCGTCGTTCAATGCCTAACCTGATCGCTTATGATATTGCAAGCGTTCAGCCAATGTCAGGTCCTACTGGACTGATCTTCGCAATGCGTTCACGTTACGCTACTCCAGACGGCGCTGAGGCACTGTTCAATGAGCC